TTGTTTTTTGCCACTTGCCTTTATTGGTGTTCCAATATTGTAAGTGGTTTTCTTTTGATGCTCAGGAATAATTTTTTCTAATGAAATTGATAATAACCCATGATTAAAATCTACTGAAGCAACTCTCACATCTTCTGATAGTTGCCATGAATTATTAAAGGAACGTTTGGAAAGACCTTTGTGTAAATAGGTTCGTTCAATATCTCGTTTCTCAACCTTAGAGGTAACTCTGAGAATGTTCTGTTCTGTAGAGATTTCAATCTCATCTGCTGTAAATCCAGCCAGAGCGATTTCAATTTCGTAGTTAGCGGCATCGTGTTTGATTAAATTGTATGGAGGATAAGTGGTGTTGTGACCTGACATAGCATCTAGTCTATGAAAAATGTCATCCAATCCTACGTTGAATGGCTGGTAAACCTGCCACGATAAGTTAGTCATTTTAGTTCTCCTTAAATAAGCGAGTGTTATTTGAGACCCCGAAGGCATCTCGTAATATTATATATTCATTGACATTAAAAAGCGAGGTGTGGAAACCTCGCTTTTTTATTCGGATTTTACTAATGGAATTGCTTTCATGATTGGATCATTCAGTAAAGCATCAACGTTATTTGTTTTGGAAATATATTCCATACTGAAATAAGTAAAGATGTCAAACCCGATTGAAATTCTTTCTTCATCTTCAATAGGATCAACTTTATGTTGAACCCACGAAGGAAACATAGTCATTCTAGCAGGTGTATTCTCAACTCTATAAAATCCATAGTAAGTGCTAAGATGTGGAATAGCATAATCAGTTGTGGTTGGATTTGAACTGATCATGATGTTACCACTTAGATAAGTGTTCTCGTGATAGGAATGAGAATGAATTGGCACTCCTTGATTTTTACCTAGATTAACTGCCCACCCGCGAATCCATAAATCTTGTTCTGGAACTAATCCCAATTCTTTCATGTAATCATCATAGATTCTATAGATACTTGCTTTAAGAAAACGTATTGGTTCATCTTCCCAAGTAAAAATATTATACGATTGCCATGTATCTCGGTAACTGCCAGGATTTTTTTGCTTGATTACTTCCACAATTTCTTTCAGAAACCATGGGTTTAGATCTTCTATCCACAAAGGAACATCAAAGATGGGAGCAAATGGTGTATTTGGTTTCCAATTTTTCCAGCGATGTAAATTTTTATGAGTGTCTTTTACTTTGCAATGAGCATTATCTAAAATGTTTTCAATCATTCTTCCACTGTTTTTTTGCGACCAATGTTATATTTGCTTTCTAGTGTCCACTCCTCTTTCTCTTTGAAAGCAAGAACTTTAATCTGATTTAGTGGAGCAACGTCAGCAATAGCATCTGCGTTAACTACAGTAACCAATCCCCAATCTGAAAGGAGTTGAATAATTCTATTCCTGCGTTGCAAATCATTCACTGAAAGATTAGTATTCTTTCCATCAAGAGCAAACAGCTCTTTGAAATGAACGATATAATACTTACCTTGCTTATGTAAGATATGACAAGATTGATAAATCTTTTTTTCTTTTCTAGAAGCAACACCAATACGAGTAAGAGTTTCTCTGACCTTCAGAAAATCATCAGGTTCATTGAGAGTAACCTCAACCATATCAGCTTGTTTCCATTCTACTTCAATATCTGGAATCATCGTTTTCCACCTTTGTCTACAAGTTTTTTAATGTGTTCAAGTTGATCTTTGGATAAAATTCTCAATGCCTGCAAAGCTTTATCGTCATTATAACCATAATACTCTTTAACCACACCAAGGTATTCTATTTGATTCTTTTTCGCCCAAGGCGAAAATCGCTTGCGCGGGTTGATACTATTTATAAAAAAGTCGTATTGCAATTTTTTATCCAAATGAGAATACATATTCATCTCGTTAGCAAAGAGAACTGTATCATGGAAAGCAGCAAGACACTTGTTGACAATGTAAGGTGGATATGCTTTTTCCGTTTCCTCGTCAATAACTATGGACTTCTTGGTTTGATTGATGGAATTCAAATAATCCGTGAGGGATGGTTTCGTCATAATTAGTAATCAATAGTTCAGCACGATCTTTTTGCTCATTCATATAGTCGCCAGTAGACCTCATGGTATATGTAAGATCCCATTTAGTTTGATTGTATACAGCATACCATTCTACCAGAGTTGGATTGGTATTGTAAGTAATCATCCAACGATCTTTCAAATTACCTTGAGTAATCCAAGCATGAAATTCTTGGTGATTAAAATTTTTGTGCATCTCTCCTTTCTTACCATAGAGATTATCTTTGATATCGTAGGGAGGGTCAAAGAACCAGAAAGTTCCAACAGGAGCGGATGTCATCATCATATCCCAGTAAGGACCACAGGTGATCTTCCAATTTTTAATCAGTTCACCATAAGCAGAGAGTTTCAGAATACCATTCATTGAGAAGTTAGAAACACTTGCCTGCGGAGAGAAAGAAGAACTTTCAGTCAGACCAGAGAAAGAACACTTATTGAGAATGTAGAAAGCAACAGCACGATTAAAGTTTGATTGAGTTTTATCATTAATATGCTCCTTTGACTTTAGAAAAAGTTCTCTTGCAAGCTCAGGAGTATCATGAGTAAGTTTACAATCAACCAATTCACTTTTTAAATCATATCCAAACATCTGAAGTTGTTGCCAGAAGTTTACTAGCGGTTCATACAAGTCATTCACCCACACAGGAATGTCTGGGTTCTCTTTAGTAAATGCGATAGCAACACTACCCCCACCAATGAAAGGTTCACAGTATTCTGTGATGTCTTTTGGGAAGCGTGGAAGTAAATACTTCACAGCACGAGATTTACCGCCTGGGTAGCGAAGAGGGGTTTTCAAAGATTTCATCGGAATTTACACTCCACCATAATTTCAGTTAGACAAGCGAGAAGATTAATCTCTTGATCAGCTACGAACGCAATCTGATACTGATACTTAGCAAGCACCAGAACAGCAGGAGGAATAGAAGAACCTTCAAGCACATCAGTCAAAGAGTTATAGATTTTACGAATGATAGTATTAGGATCACTATCCATATTATCAACCACCCACTGACGAACAACAGTAAACTCTTTGTTCTTCATAGCTCGCATCAGTTGGTCTGTGTTTACATCAGCGATATCACATAGCACAGAAGTATCCAAAGACCCAGCAGCAGAGTGACGTTGTGCTTCATTCAGCAAGCGTCTCCAGTCTGGGTAGTAACGTTGAATGAGTTTGACTACCACCTTATCCTCATAGGTCACGCCAGAGGCGTCTAGGATGCCCTTGAGGCGGTCAAAGAAGAGTGCCTGAAGGCGTTGCTGCTCTGCTGGTTTAATACGGAAATCAACGACCGTACAGCGAGAGTGGAGGGGTTCAACGATTTTGTTGATGAAGTTACAAGTAAAGATGAAACGACAGTTGCTATGAAACTCTTCTACAAATGCTCGTAGCGAGAGTTGAACATCATTCGTGGTGTTATCTGCTTCGTCAATAATGACGACTTTGTGTTTGCCGCCGCCAGTTAAAGTGACAGAACTGGCGAACTGTTTGACACGGGTACGAATGGTATCAAGAAAGCGACCTTCATCAGAACCGTTGATAATAATGTAGCTTAGATTAAGTTCATCGCATAGTGCTTTCGCAACTGTGGTCTTACCAACACCAGGAGGACCAGAGAGAAGAAGATTAGAAATCTCTCCCTGCTCAATAAACCCAGTGAATACTTTCTTCAAAGAGTTGGGAAGAATACAATCTTCAATAGTCTGAGGTCTGTAAGATTCCACCCACAAAAAGTCATTTCGTTTGTTCATAATTTAAATAAGTTCAAAGGTAATAATAATCTGCGAATAATCTCAATCTCTATGGACTTTCACTTTATGAATAGAAAATGCCAGGTCTGGTATCGGGCGTGATTCCCCATGTTTTTCCATATAAAAAATTTGAATTTCTTCTTTCCCTTCTTCATTTATAGGAATATCACTTTCGTCTATTGATTGAAGTTGTTTGTTTATTCCTTCCCAACAATCATAGTTACTATTTCCCAGTGATTGTTTATCAAATACTGCTTGAATAGTTTCGGTCTGTTCTTGTGTTAATTTAAAAGTCATAATTAAATCCAGTAAATACTTTCTTCAAAGAGTTGGGAAGAATACAATCATCAATTGTGTGAGGGCGATACTCTTCGGTCCACAGGAAATTTTTCATCAAGGTTCAAGCGCAATATAATAAGTTAAATCAAGGTTAAGATTTTTCCACTCAGTAATATACTGCTTAGAAACACCAACAGAATAATCACCTGTAAGAAGACGAATATTGTCTACCTTAACTTTTAGACAATGTTCTCCTGTAAAAGTTCCTGGAACAATCAACTCATATGTATTTGATCCTGTGTCTTCATTATCTTTAACAGACAAAACAATCTCTTCTTTTGAAGTGATATTCAAATCAGGAATATCATAGATTGCTTTTGCTTTCTGAATACCAGAGATATCAGAAGCAGTCAGATTAAATTGAATATCAGAACCAGGATAATTTACTTTCTTGTTTGGAGATGTCTTTAAGGTAATCTCAGGGTCACTAAAATAATACTTAGTGCGACTGCGACCACCTTGAATAGTAACGTAGTCACTATTATCAAATACCAATACTGGATTATCAAACAATGACATACCAGAAAGAAATTGATTCAAATCATAGATAGCAAATGTTTGAGGAAAGGTTTCTTCAACTACAGCTGTCGCTACGATGTTTTCAGCATTACTAATTGTTCTCAATACATTACCTTCAGTAATGACGATAGAAGCATTAATAGTTGCAAAGTTCTTTAAAATATTCAGAGTGGTTTGAGAAAGTGCGACTGTGCTCATTGGTTGTAATTTTCACGTTGGGCGTTTTTGTCATTAAAGTTAAGAAGCAGCAAGGCGTAGTGTAGCACTTTCATAATGTCTTGACGAGCACTACCTTTCCTGTCGTAACGTGAGGCATACTTGAGAATATTACTGCGACAGAATGGTTCTCCATCACCGCAAGCTTCAATCAAATCTAGAGTTTGAATTTTATCATCACCAGCAGAATAATGCTGCTCGTAAGTTTTACTAATATAATTTCGTAGTTCAGCGAGCAATTGCTCTTCATTGTATTTCCATTGCATAATCAGGGTTTCTCCATAATGAAATCTATCATATCATAATAGCACGTAAAAGGATCATAGTCAAGCATACGCTCATCACGATACTTGTGACCCATATAACAACACACTTCCTTCATACTATGCCATTCGCATATTTGACCTTTGACTAAAAAAATACCTCCATCCTTTAGACGAATGAGAGTATGGCGAGGGAGGTTATCAAACATCAACAGTATAAATGGTTTCCTCTGTAGGAGCATCAATGGTAGCATCAATCTTAGTGTAGAGTTCCATAAAAGATTGTTTGGTCTCATCGTCAAAACGAGCAACACAAACCTCAATAGCTTTCTTACGCTTACCGAAGATACTAAAGGCACGAATGATGTGAACAAGACGGCGAGTAGAAATTACTTCATCAACTCCACCATCGTAGAACGTCTTACGAATAATCTCTGCCCATGAAACAAGACGAGTAATAAACTCTTCATCGCAACAATCAAGATTAATAGCAACTTTCTGCAGAATAGAAGTTTCTATTTTTGGACTAGGATATGCCTGCTCAAATGTCACAGGAAAACGCTCAAGGAATGCTTCATTCAAAACGTTAGTGCCGATAAAGCGACCATCATCACTACCTTTACCTTTAGTGTTAGCAGTAGCTACAACAGTAAACCCAGCAGTGGGTCGCACATACTTACCAATCTTCTTCAGAAAGACACCATTACCTTCTAATACTGATTGGAGGCAAAGGATTTTATTAGATGCAAGATCCACTTCATCCAAAAGTAAGACTGCGCCACGCTCAAGGGCTTGGATGACTGGTCCATTGTGCCACACTGTCTCGCCGTTAACAAGGCGGAAACCCCCAATAAGATCATCTTCATCAGTTTCAATTGTAATATTAACTCGGATAAGTTCCCGTTTTAGTTGAGCACATGCTTGTTCAACACTAAAAGTTTTACCATTACCAGACAAACCAGTGACGAAGATAGGGTAATACTGACGGGAAGAAAGAATTTTTTTAATATCTGCGAAGTTGCCAAAGCTGACGAAACCAGCATCTTTAATAGGAACAAGGTTTACGGGATTTTCTACCACAGGTTCTACAGCGGGTTGATTAAAAGTTTGCTCAAGTTTCTCTGTGGAGGTCAAATGCCACAGACCACGCTGCACTTTGAATGCTTCCAGTTTTTTTGTAAGAGTTTGATATCCGATACCCAGTTCATCAGCATAGACACGAAGGTCAACAGCAGTTACGACAGGACCGAAACGATCTACGATTGGAGCGACTTCAAAGGTTTTCATAATGTGTGGTGTTGTATGAATGTATTATAGGGCAAAAGAGGTGGGAGGTCAACCCCCTGAATGATTAGATTAACTAATGAGTGTAGCAAAGGAAGTCAACATCTTCTTATTAACGCCTTTCTTAGAAAGTGATGTAGTAAATGCTGTGCCGATTTGTTTAGTAGTAGCATCTTCATCTACAGAAAATTCAGAATTACTGGAAAGACTATTAGATGACATTACATAAAGAGATTGGTATCCATTGAAATTAATCAATTCAGCTGTCTTAGTTTTTTTCCATTGTTTCTGCACTTCAGTATAAGGAGTGCTAGATTGACCATCTTCATATACAGAAGAAAGATGTCTGCCACTAATCAAACGAATACCAATTAAGTTAACATCTGGGTATCGGTCTCGTACACACCGAAGAAAAGTACCAGTGATTTTACTTTGCGAATAATATCCACCAGCAAAACGAGGATATACCCTACCAGTTTGGCGATCACGCAACACACAATCATCACTGATATGGCGAGTGCCAAGTTTTTGTCCATACCTAATATAGTCAGTGAAGTAATCAATTGATTGCGCTTCTCCATCAGTCAGAATAACAACGTTAGTTTTTTGTACTTTGTTGCGTTTCTGAAAATCTGGAATGATAGCAGTCAAAGAAATCACTGCTTCATTAAGCGGAGTACCAGACAAGCTATATCCAGTGGGCATTATATAACTTGAATTATAACCTTGAACAAGACGCCAAAAATTTTTAAGTTGTGCTTCAAGGTCTTTACCATTTCTACCATTACTACTCACCATATTAAGTAAGTTAAAGTGTTCGGAAATATTAACTTGACCCGTAATTTCTTTACAATGTTTTCTAGATTTAGAGCGAACACCAGTATCATAGTTATAAGATGTATGCCAACGATAATCGCTGGTGAAAGAATAAAGATCAAAAGGAATTTGCACTTTCTTACAGAACCATGCGAGGTTAAGAATTTGTTTCGCAGTATCCTCAAGGCAACTACCCATAGATCCAGACCAATCTAGAATAAAAATCAAACCGTGATTTTTACCATCAGGCACAACACTGATTTTTTTAAACACATCTTCATTCCATTTATAAGTATAAAGTTTCTGAGTGTCAAGAATACCAGTCTTAGCAGTACTAGCACGAGCGTATTGATCAGCAGACTTACGCATCTCAAACTCTTTTACAAGATAGTTAACCTCACGTTGAGCTTCAGAACGAAAAGCATAATATGCTTTATCAATGTGTTCAAATAATGATTGTGGTTGCTCACCAAAATCATGAACACAATCTCGCATAACTTGCTGGTTATCAATCACAATAGATTGAACATTGAGTAGCGGCAACTCAACATAGGAAATGGTGGCAGAACGTTGATTAATTAGTTGTTGTTGATTATCAGTGAATGCTTTATCAGTTTCGGAATGCATCTCGCTACCCAGATTACCAGAACTACTATCAAAAGTTTGATTGTCTTCACTCTGCCCTTCACTCTTCCCTCCACTTTGCATACCATTATCGGGAGTATCTTCACCCACATTAGGGGTAGTATCACCCCCATCTTGAGTAGATGCTTCGGTCTCTCCATTTCCTTTAGCATTTGCAACTTTTTCTTCTTCTTGCTGTTTGGTATAAGCAAGAATTTTACGAGCAACATCTACAACCTCGTCCCAGGTTTCAGAATTAGCAAGCTCGTCTACCATTACTTTTTCTTCATCATTCCATTCAAATACTTCTCCAGCATGAATGCCAACTTTGAAGTAAAGATTGATACGATCAATAAAAGCAAAGGAAGCAAGTGTTCGCTCGCCAATACTAAAGAAATCTTTATCAGAAAGTTCTTTATAACCAGCATAGAAGTTACGAGCAAGACCAGGAAACTTACGTTTCATTAGTTTCTCAATACGAGCATCCTCGCACACGTTCAGATACGATGGGGGAATACCATAGTCATCACCCCACTTATCGGGAGTGTAGATAGCGTGACCGACTTCATGACCCACTAGAAGATCGTATACATTTGCTGATGCCCGCTCCCACATAGGAAGAGTAAGAACACGATTTTTTACATCAAACGATGCTGTCTCAACTTGACGGTGCTCTACTATCAAGTTTTCTGCGGCGAGCAGGCGAGCAAGATTGCCCTTAACTTCAATGTTTAGCATGGGTCTTTTTCTTTGTTACACCTATAATAGCAAAGGGATCACCATATGGCAACCCCTGTTTAGTTATTCTGATACTTCGTCTACGACGTATGAGAAATTCTTATGCTTCTCAAATCGTAGGCAGCGATCAAACTTATCTACCATATTGTCTCTGTGAGATATCACAAATACATTTGTGCTATCATCAAAGGTTTTGAGTATCCATCCCAAATCACTATTACCAGATTGATCTAATGATCCATCAAAGATTTCATCAAGAATTAGAAGATTAGTATCCACACTATTCTTAAGTTTAGCAACAGAGCGCCAAGTAAGCAGCAGAGCAATATCAATTCTAGCTTTCTCTCCTTCACTAAAAGATTCATAACTAAACTCATCTCTATAACGTGATTTGATTACTTCTTCAAAATTCTCATTTAGCATAAACGATGATGGAAATTCCATCTGTTCCAAATACCCATTGATAAGTTTATTCATCGTTGGGAGATATTTTTTGATGATCCTTGTTTTGATGCCCGAGTCTTTGAGTAGTTGTGACGCGGTGAGGAGACAATCTTTTTCTTCTTTTGTTTCTGAAATGATTTTTTTAATTTGCTCCCCATCTTCGCTGAGAGATTTAAGTATTGAAAACTGCTCCCGTTGGTTGATATCCGAATTCCGCAGTTTTCCGATGTCGTCGTCCAATTCTTTAATTCTTCTATGAAGTGAATTAATGTCATTCGTTAGTTGTCTATTTTGTTGGTTGAGTTCGTTTATCTCACCAATTAAAAAAACAAAGGTATTCTCTTGAGCTTGGAGGTTGGAAAGTTGTTGTCCCAAATCAAACACACCTTTTTCCACCTCAGTAAGTTTATCCGAGAGAAGCGAGATCTTTTCTTGTTTGAAATGTTCCTCAATACTCTGATCGCATGTTGGGCAAGCATCATTTTGCTCAAAGAATTTCTTCTCCCGTGCGTGGGATTTTTGTTTAGTTGTGAGTTTATCTTTGAGGAAAGTGACCTTAGATATCGTTGCTTTAAGTTTCGTCGTGTCTGAAACGGCAACGGTCTTAGTGTCGATTGTCTCGTTGTTATTGAGGATTTCTGTCTCATGATTTAGAGCTTCAGTTAATAAAGTATCTTTTTTATTCTCTTTCTCTTGAATATATTCTTTGTTTTTCTTTTCGATGTCAAGCATGAACTGCTTTTGCATATCAATTTTCTCTTTGACTAAAGAAAATTTGTACTCATGATCTCTCAGTTCATCATTAATAATTTTAATCTTCTCTTTTAAATTAACATTCATCGTGGAGAAGATTTGAATGTCAAGAATGTCTTCTATAATTTCTCTGCGAGCTGCCAATGGAAGACGCATAAAAGGCACAAAGGTTGAAGACCCAAGCACCACAATCTGTGTAAATGATTTGTAATTCATTTTTAGAATGGTTTGCTCAAAATGTTTTTGTTGATCTACAACAGAAGCATCTTGATCTAAGATAGCACCATTCAAATAAATTTCAAATTTATTTGGTTTAATACCACGAACCACTTTGTATTTATTGCTGCTAATATCAAAGTTAATTTCCACCACACAATCTGTTTGATTGATTGAGTTGAGTAGTTGTGGTTTGTTTATTTTTCTAAATGGTTTTCCAAATAACACAAACGTAAGAGCATCTAGAATAGTGCTCTTACCCGCACCATTAGCTCCAAGAATGATAGTGCTTTTCTTATTAGTAAGGTCAACTTGCGTAAAGGTTGCTCCTGTTGAAAGAAAATTTTTCCATTTAATCGTCTTGAAAATTATCATAATTTGGGGGTGGAATAATAATATCGTCTGGGCGAACTATAAGGTATTTCATGCCACGCACTTCACACATGCCAATTCCAGATTTAGAATCAACTTCATATATTGTTAAGGGTGGCATATCGTCATCTGAATCATTAGCTTCTAATAATCCAAGATACCTTTCGGCATCGTCTTCTTCCTCAAAGAAGTATACCACATGGTCACCCTCGGTGTCAAGTACTGAATACACGCCGTCTGGCGTTTCTTTAAGAGTGATGAGAAACATTACACTACTTCACAACTTTCAATATATAGGGTTTTCATAATGTTTTTAAGTTTATCTTTGTTGACGGATAACTCCACCTCATCAATGTATTCATTTAGAAGCGATAGAGTATCTTTGATTTCTAAATTTTCTTCTACAACATCAGTGGTATCATTTACTAATGTCTCAATGATCTTCACATCATGTGGTTGACTGGCAAAGATACTATCAACAAACTTTTCAAATAAGAGATAATCTTTCTTGTTTTCTACGATAACTTTGACAAAAGTATTTCTACAGTCATTGGTATTGAAGCTGAGATGAGAACCAGTAGCATCATTATAATAGATTTTTTGGAAAATTTCATAGGGGTTCTTGACCCTCTTGAGTTTATTTGTCTTTGTTTCATATAGATGAAATCCTCTCTCGTCTTTATAATCATTCCAAAACATCTGATAAGGATTACCAAGATAGGTAATGTTACCACGAGATGATTTATGGTGAAAGTGACCTGAAAATACTTGTTTAAATTTAGAGAAGATTTCTGGTTTCATACCACCTTCGTGTTTCATACCAGAATTTACCTCAAATCCATCCAACTCTAAATGCCCCATCACAATCTCAGCACCAGTGCCTTCAAGATGCTTCAAGGTATCATCATAGTTGCTTGAGTTGATCCAAGGCAACATTAGAATTAAAGTGCCATCAATACTGACTGTCTCTGGGTGAGAGTAGATTTCAATGTTGTTGAAGTTTTTGAGTAGAAGCTCTGGTGAGTTAATCTCGTTCGTATTCTTATAGTAGACACAATGATTACCGAGAATCATATGAACGAAGATACCCATATCTTCAAGACGCTCAAAATAGTTACGCCGCACACGACTCCAGACATTAAAATCAATGCCCTTACGATTATCAAAAGTATCACCAAGATCAATGATTGTTTTGATGTTGTGTTTTTCTAATGTTGGGAAAAAGATATCATCGTAGAATTTTTGGAAGTATTCCCAAAACGCAACACTACCTTTTCTTCCGTCAAGATGTTGGTCAGTAATAAGAGCTACAGTCATCGTTTAGATCTCATTTCAAGATTTTCTTTAATGCTATTCATATCTGATGAAGTACTGCTGTATCCTAGCATATCACCTGTGTGACTATCCATATGCAACACTTCATCATATCCAGAACGTTCTAAGATTTTGTTTTTAATTTCTAATTGCTTCTTTTCTCTTTGAATACGACGAAGAAAAGCATAGTAAATAATCTGAGTAAAGTAAGCAAAAGGATTTGTAGACTTCTCTGGATCAAAGTTATGAATATATTGTAAAGAGTTTTCAATACCATCACAGATCATATCTTCTCTAAACATATAGTTTACGAAGTTAGGTTTGTATGATAAATGCGTAGCAATCTTAAGAAAACATTCTCCTACGTAATTAGGAACTTTGGGTTTGGTATCCCAAATTTTAGATCTATCTTCTTTAGTTGGATATCTATCATTCTTATCAAAGAAATCTTTTTCTACTGCTTTACGATAAACCATAAGAGCATCTAAGAAGTCTCGGTTGTTTACGTAATTTTCCTTAGTTGTTCTTTTTCCCATTGGTTATACTACTGGTATCGTGCTGAATTATTCATGCTCATATTCTAGCACACTCAACTAGTTTTGTAAAGGGGCTTGACAGAGGTGGCAAAAGCATGTATAATAACAGTGTAGCAGTTTCAAGATTGTTTATATATCTGTTCTAATAAATCTTTAGAGTCTTTAATAGATCCTAAGTATCCTTCATTATTTTTAGGGTTTTGTCTTTTAGAATAAAATCTTTCATCAGATGATACAGGGGAAGGTTGACGTTTTTTATAATAACTTTTATCAGTTAAATGTTCTTCATAGAATTTAATAAAGCGACTGTCAAGTTCTATCATCGTAATAATTTGATTACGAGGAATTATAAACATATCTTCTTGAGTAGCATTTATCCAATCATCAAACACCAATCCTTCCACTATCATATTTCTTTTTTTTATTTCAACTTTTTCTATTAGACGTGGATTGTGAATAATAATAACATCATCATCTGAATCGTAACATACTTTAGCTACGATCTCTTCACCAGAGGTGAGTTTCATAGTAGCATAGAATTCTTCTTCCATATTATTTTAGTTCTATTTTGATTAGTTCTACATTAAATTTTTCTTCTTCATAGATTTTTAATCTTTCATCTAGGTGCTTCAGGGTATAATTTTTTTGAGGGGTTCTACAGAACTCATCAGCAATATCATAAAGAGTTGCGTGGGTTTTATTATTTCCTTTACGTAGCACTCTACCAATAGACTGTAAGTTTCTTACTCTAGACTTTGATGGTGAAGCGAATACAACATTATGTAGATTGCGAATGTTGATGCCTGTGCTGAATGTTCCATATGAAGCTACGATCACTGCATCGTTTTCAATCTCAGTGATTCTTCTAATCTCTTCTCGTTCTTCAGTGTCTACTCCACCATAGACAAGAAAGACTTTACGACCTTCTTTAACAACACTATTTATGCTCTCGTGTAAAGGCATTCCATGACGCTCAACATAGTTAAAAAGAACTAACGTGTTACCTTCTAAATCTTTAACCAAATTACGAATGAGACGATTGCGTTTGGGATTATCAATTATCGCATCAATCTCAGATTGGTAATCAAAAAACTCTTCTCTCTCGTGCTTTAATAAAAGAACTTTAATTCTAAATTCGGATAGATGACCATCCTTAATTAATTTATCTGTTTTGACAACATTCTTACACTCACCAAACAATCCTTCCAGCACCCATTTGTGTGTAGCAGAACCATCTAATGTTCCAGTGAAACCAAACCTATACTTAGCTTCATGTAGTTTAGTCATGATGCCAGTAAGAGATTTTGATTTAAACAGGTGTGCCTCGTCACCAATGACACAAGAGAAGTCATCAAACCAACGTTTAGGAAATTTGTATATAGATTGCCAAGTAGAAATGATAACTGCTTTCTCTACATTTTTATCCTTACCACCATATATGCGATGACAGTAACTGTCTACATCCCACCCATAGTCTTCAAAGTCTTTATACATTTGTTCTACTAATGAAGTAGTAGGAACAATGATAAGAGTTTTCTTTCCTGTCTTCTTATATTCAGCAGCATAGTAATACCTTACTATAGAATAAATCATTAATGATTTACCTGATGCTGTTGGAGAAAGTAGAAGTCTGCGATTGTTTGATAGTGCTTCGTATACTGCTTCTACCTGATAGTTGCGTGGTTCATGATTAGGGCACACTGATGCCATGAAACCTTTGACACCATCTATTGTAATATAGTCGTTTTGTTCTTCAACATCTCCATAGAATTTGTTTGGTTTGAAGTTAATTGAATAATTTTTGATTCCACACCATTCTTTGAGGTGGCTGACGAGACCACAGTATAACTCACCTGTTCCTGGAGAGTATAAACGGATCTTGCCATCCCATACTCCACTTCTATACTGGGGCATGAATTTAGCGTTAGGGATGTCGAATGTGAAATAATCTGAGAGTTCATAGTGAATATGTGGTTCTGCGTTGATGGTTAAAAAAATGTTATTCTTCTTTGCGACTACCAGATTTGACATTAGGTGTTTCCGTTAATAAATTTTTCCCAATCTATAGCATTTTTGATTTGAAAACTTCTATTGGAAATCATCTTTAAAATATGATCCAAATAGAAAAGTGCTTTGTTAATAAATTCAATTTTCATTTCAATGTTAATTAAATCTTCATCTGCTTCCAAATATACTTTCATCTTTTCAGATGTTTTAATTGATTGACCAAATGGTTTTTCTTTATATACTTCTGGGTCTGCTTCTCCTTGATAGTATTCTCTTTTTTGTTTTAACTTTATACGATACTGAAATTCCAGTGCTGTCTTTTCTGTAGAGAAATCTGTATAAAAGTTTAAATATTTATTGTGTTGATAAGGAATGTCTAATGCTACTTGGGCAAGGTCTGCTGAGTATTGTTTGTTTTTAAATTGAAAGTCTATGTGTGAGTCTGCTTGCCATTCTGATTTAACATGATTAAAAATTGTTTTCAAATGTTCAAATTTCATAGACGTTCCATTTTTTTGTTATTAAAAGTATAGCGTATAAATTTAAATGTTACGTCTGCCGTAAGATATTCTACGTCGGTATCTGCAACATCAAATTCTAATTCGCTCAGGTCAATTGGAAATAAACTTTCAAAATTAACAATAATATTTGGTTGAAAATTGCTATTTAAAATTAACAATCTACCATCAGAATATTGTGGATCTGGATTAGTATCCATTTCTTCTGCTAAATTATTTTGATTAATCCATTTCCAAACAGTAAGATAATTTTTCATATCTTCATCAACAATAAACTTAAGTCTCAAATCTCCATAAGTAACTCCACCAGAAGCAGCAATAGGAATTGATCTATATCTTGTTGAAATTTCTGCGTTGCTTACGCTAATGTCAGGCACTCTTGCTCGTTGACAAAAGAAATCTACGCCAGCAAATATATCCAAATCCATCTTAAACCCTGCTGGAGCCAAAAAGTTTCTGTTGGTTGGTTGATCTTTAATCCAATTAGCTGACATAATTTAATCCTTTTCTTGTATTTATTCCCATAAAAAAAGACCCCCTTTTGGGGGTCTTAAAGGATTACCTGAAAATCAGGTGAGGTTGATAACCTTAACTCTTCTGTAATACTGGTTAGTACCAGCAGTAAGAGCTGAACCATCAGGAGTAGCGCCAGCAATGCCGCTGCTATGAGTGGTTGAAACGAATGGGTTGCTGACCATGCCGTAACGGGTCTTGAAGCCAATCTTAGGCTGGAAGGTGTCAGGATTGATCGAACGAACCATCTGGAGAGGAACGTAAGGGCAATAGAAGAGACCAGCATCATAAGGTGATGTACCCTTATAACCCATAACGTAGTAGTGCTTAGCAGACTGACCTTGTGAGTAGATTGGAGCACCGAATGGATCGATGTAAACACGGATACCACCCTGAAGAACGCCAGCAAATACATTGCCAGTGTCATCAGCGTTGAGTGAAGTGTTGAGAGCAGGAGCGTAATCAAGAGCGCCAGCAAGATTAAGTGCTGAAGCAACGTCCGAAGAACAGATTACGAAGTTACCCTTACCTCTACGTGTCAACTGACCGATTGCGTTAGCATCGCGCTGAAGTTGGAAAAGCATACCTTTGAACTTTTCTGCCTGCCAACGACCGTTGGAATCAACGTCAAGGTCAAAAGTACCAGGAGTAGCAACGTCTTGTTGTGCGCCAGTTTGGGCAACAATATAAACGGTACGAATAATCTCTCTGTTAATTTCAGCAAGGATTTCGCTGGAGAGAATGTTTGCTAGTTCCTGCTCAGCATCAAGACCGTGAATAGCCTTGAGGTCTTGTGCGAGTTCTAGAGTGTAGTCTGCCTTGAGAGCACGGGTCTTTGCAGTAACCGAAGTCTTCTCAATGCTGAAGCTCATCTCACGGAAGAGATTAGATGCTTCGCCAAGAATTTCTGAATTCTCACGAGTTAGTGAAGTTGTTCCACGCTCATAAGTGCCAGGTGAAGCGTCGTTAAGAACAGCAGGGTTATTGCCTTCTGAATCGCCACCTGAACCAGCAGCGTTACGAACGCTGTAGGCACCTTGTGAAGCGTCTGAACCACCTGAGAAACCAGCATCTGGTTCGTAGTAAAGTGCCTCAGCACCACCTTGATTTTCGTAACGAGCTCTCATTGCGAAGATAAGTCCAGTAGGACCACTCATTGGTTGAACGCCAGCAATGTCATAAGCGACAAGGTTGGGCATTGAACGACGAATGAGGCTGATTAGGATAGGATCGAAACCAGCGAGACCAGCGGTGTTGCTGTTACCTAAAGCAGAACCACCAGGCGAGATTGTACCAGCTCCCATGGAGTTGACTGATACTTCGTTAAGCATACCGTGCTCTTCGCGGATAGCACGTTCCTGGTTTTCTAGCAGGGTTGCGGTAACTGCTCTACGATATGGGTCTTTGATCTCGGAAAGACCAGCGCCATTAGCGTTAAGAACAGGTGACCACTTTTCCTGCAAAAGTCTTGAATCTGACATTTGCGTTAAACTCCTTTGAGTATATGGTGTTGTAATTATTTATAGAAATGATTACTGCCAGCGAGCGAGAGACTGGAGATACGCCGCCATTACTGGTGATGTATTCTCTTGACCTTCCACTGTGGTTTCATCGGAAACTTGCTCTGTTACTACATGCTTGGGGAAGTAGCTGCTAATGAGAGTTGCGACTTTGTTCTTGAAGTCTTCTTCGGAAACAAATTCTACTCCTTCGGCAAGTGAAGCAAGCTTATCTCTTTGAGTATCTACAAGACCTTCACTCATATATGAGAGAATGACTTGCTTGTGATAACCAGAGAGTTTATTATGAAGTTCAATATTGCGCTCAACCTGTTCGGTAAGGCGACCTTCCATTTCACAAAGCTCCTCAGTCATTGTCTCTACGACATTGACTTTCTCCGCTGGGAGATCGAGGTAATTTTCTTCAAAAACTTTTTTGAGACCACCCATGAACTCTTCTGCAATCTCAAGTTTGAGACCTGCATCAAGTGCAACTTGGTTCTCTTCTACCCAAGTAGTGATTGCGTAGTTGAGTGTTTCATCAATCTTGTTGGCAAGAGACGCAATCTCTTCTTGGAATTGGACGGAGAACTGCTCTTCAAGTTGTGATGCAATTGAAGTTACTTGCTCTTCAATGCGTGACTTGACGGCAGCTTCAAAGATTGTAGTTGCTTTCGCTTTAAAATCTTCGGAGAACTCTTCGCCTTCGGTAAGGGCAGCAACATCTTCCGCAGCGGAATAGTTGATTGCTTCCATACCAAATACTTTTACGTTGTTTGGACCACCAGGAATTTGATATCCAGATGACTTAACAGATGGGGCAGGATCTTGACCCTTACCTCTGGTTTGAGCATCGCTAACTTTTGAGTTATGCTTTGAAGCTTTAGCACCAGGATTTTGTTCTCCTTCTGGATCTTCAAAATCAGAACCACCGTTATCTTCTTCTGATTGTCCAGGAACAATTGAAGTTCCTAAAGTTGGTCTAGGATCTTGTCCTTTACCTCTGGTTTGTGAATCGTTTACGGCACCACTAACTGGTTGAACGTACTGACTACCAGAAGATTGACCAGGAACGATTGAAGGTGAGAGCGCACTGGTGCCAACTTCTGACTCAGTTACAAGCTCCTCAAACTTTCCGTTTAAGTTATCTGACATTTGAGATTCCCTCGTAATACTTACTATATGGTTATTATATGATTATTTATGATATTATAAATTCTGTAAAAAATTGTTAAATACGGTTAACGATCTTTCTTCCAAATTTTTTCTGGTAGATTCAGAAATATATCTGTGGTATTTAGCAAGATTTACTTCTTTTATAATACCATTCTCCCAGATCCACTCTTTTCCTTCCATAATACCATTCACAAATGCGTCAGGTGCTGATGGATCTGCTACAATATCGGCAGCAGTTGCGAGCATAAAATCGTCACGAACATAGTTTGCTCCGTTTCTTTCTTCAATAGATCCCATACCTCTTGAAGATACTCCAAGTTTTACTCCTTCTTTGAGAAGTGATTCCGCAATTTTTCCCATAGGTGTTGATAAAATTTGTGCTTTGCCGATGAAATTACTTCCTTCAGCTTTAAGCGAAACAATTTTATGTGACACTCTATCTAGGTTAACAGTAGGACCATCAGGATGACCTAACTCACCGAGAGCACGACCAATAGTTACGTACTGTTCGTTGTATCTACCCACTTCACGTTCTAAAACGCCAAAAGGATATACTCTTCCGTTACGGTTTTTGATATCTCCTTGAAGGAAAACTCCCTCAATGTAAAGATTTTTTTTACCGTTTGTTTCTTCTTCAAGGACTTGTACTTCCTCAATGTTCTCGGTGATTAGTTTCATTCTTCTGTTTCCTCTTCTGGTGATTCAAACTCCACATCTTCTTCAGTAGAATCAAAGAATGACCTAGCAACAATTTGTTTATAGTCACCCATAGCTTCCGATGCTTTTCCGTATAGGATATCGGCAATTTTGTCTACCGCAGCAAGACGATGACCGTCACGCACAGCGTTTACTATTTCAATAGTGTCCATGTAATTTACCTATAATTAACTATTTATTTTTCTGATGTTTTTGGCTTTGGTGTAGCCGCTGGTGCTGGTGGTGGAGGAGGCATTGCTCCTACTTCCAAACTAGCTGCATTCATTAGATTAGTATGAATAGGATCTGGAATTTTGCCATCAGAAATTTCAGCATCCATTTGTCTAGTGATCTCATCATACTCATTATCAGTCTGCATCAATACTTGCTTTCTGACATATTCAATTGAATAATATTTGCCTAAGAAAGGATCTAATTGAGTAGCAACTTGTAGGCGATTACCCATAAGTTCTGCTTGCTTAAGTTCTTCAAAGTGATTATCAAAATGATAGTCGTATTGAATATGCTCTTGCATATCTTCCCAATCTTCTGGAGCAATAACGCCCTTTAGAATGAGTTGAGTTTTGAGCATATCGTGGAATAGTGCTGAGAACTTCTTGCGAAGTCTTCCAATCCACTTAGCAAACTTGAGTTCATCACGCAAAATTTCTGATGACCGACCAAGTGAAAATCCTTGGTTAGCATCATCCAAACGTGAAGGTGGAAGGTTTAAAGAATTATAAAGTTTCTTTTTAAAATACTCAACGTCTTTAAGTTCTCCAAGGTTTTGACCACCAGGAAGAGTGGTGATTTCTGTACCACGACCACCTTCTCTACGTGGCAACCAGAAATCTTCAAGCATACTCATATGCTTTTTGTCATCACGAATTTCTCCAGTGGCAGCATCATAGACTAGTTTGTTTCTGTAACGCGCCATTGTTTCGCGTAGATATTGCTCCGCTTTTACTTTGGGAAGATTGCCTACATCAATATAAAAAATTCTTCTTTCTGGTGCTCGTGACAAACGATAGATAACCAGTGCATCCTCAATCATTCTAATTTGATTGAGTGATTTGATTGCCTTGTGTAGAAAACTCAGGACCATCTTTTTATTGAGGTCTGCTATACCAGATTGAATATAACTGATGGCGTCATTAGATATTTTGACACCACTGGTAGCCATGTTGGCATCAAATGTTGAACTAATAAATCCTTTTGGATTGTACATGTAGTATTCAATGTACTCTCCAAAATCATAAGCGTAAGCAGTAGAAGCATTTGCAGTGCTTGCCGATAATGCTGCTGCTAACTTGGGATCTTTGTTTTGAACTCTGACCTTCTTAATTTTTAATGGGTCTATGTATCTGAGTTCAGTAATACCTAACTTAGGATTTGCAAGATCAATAACTTTGTGGTAATATAACCTACCATCAATATACCAAGTTCTAAAAATTTCGTGTGCTCTAGTATCAAAATGTAAAAGACGTAAAAGGTATTGAAATTCTTCTCTGATTTTTTTCTTAATAGCTTCACTAACTTCCAAATTTGAGAGTTCAATTGATACTGGAGTGTCGTTCATCCCAGCATTAATTGATTCGTTCACAATTTCATCAATAGCAGAATCAACTTCTGGATGCATCGCCATATCACGATAGCGCCTAATGAGATCAAACTCATTACGCGCTATGCCGTCTATATCTACATAAGAACCAAAATAACCACCTGCAACAGTTGTTACCGCATCATCAGCTGAAGGAGGAATTGGGGATTGACCCTTTACTTCCTCCCCCTTACTTTTAATTGAAAATCCAAAAAGTTGACTCATGTTTAAATTATTTCACTTGTTTGATGTATTTATCTAATCAAAATTATGCGATTACTCCAGTGGAAGCGCCAGTAGCTAAACCACCTGCCGTTGGTGCTACAACAGTCCAGTACTGAAGTTGGAACTCAACTGTGAAATCTTCAATCTGATCGTTGCTATCGTAAGCAACATCAATTTGAGAAACGTTAGTTGGAAAACATCCAACGAGTTTGTAGTTTCTGAGAGGAGTACCGCCAGCAGTACTATCTCTTTCTAATTGAGCAATTTCAATATCAGCAGTATATCCAGCAGTTGTGTTTGGAACAAACAGTTCTGCTGTGTTAGCATCATGAGCATTCATTGATCTCATCCAACGCTCCATAGCGTGACGAATTTTGAAGTTTCTATCATTGATGAAAGTAGCAGTCCAAGTATCAAAGGTTCTATCACCTGCGATCTTAACTGTTCTTCCTCTAAATGGAACTTCAATCACGCCTAAGTTTGATGCTGGGAGAGCAGCAGACTTGCAAAGAATATTTACTAAATCTTTATCTTCTGTACCTGTAGGTAGATCTACACTACCAGCAGATGCTGGAAAGTTGATAGTTGCTAAGAACAGGTTAGGGCGCACACCCTGATTAATCTTTCCTAAAAATGAGCTTACGCTACTAGTAATTGCCATTGTTGTTTACCTTTGGATAATTTTGAAAAATGAATTAACGACCTGTTACTTCAGAAAAACTCACTCCAGATCTTGTAGCAACAAAAGTAATAGTGATGTAATTAACTGAGCGAGATGGTTTTACATAAATTTCAGCAACAAATTCGTTTCTGTCAACGACATCTGGTGTGTTGTTTGTTTCGTCACAAACAACCAAATAATCAGTAACACCTCTTTTTGATTGAACTTCGGAGAGGAATGAATTTGCTGCTCCAGCAAAAGAACTGCGAGTTGACGCATCATTAAGTTCAAATAACACGGTCTTACCAAGTTGACCAATTCTCTTCTCAATAGCTAAGAACAACCGACGAACGTTAATACGATCAAAAGCACTTGGAGTAGCAAGAGCTGTCTTATCGCCAAAGAGAACTACGCCCTGACCTGGGAAAGAAGTAATTGGATTAATTCTTTTTTGGTAGAGTTTGTCTCTGTCTGTCTTTGAAGGAGTGTAAGCAAGCTTAACCGCATTCTTAACGTTACCTCTATTTAATCCAGCAGGAGATATCCAATCTTCAGCAGTTGTTGAAACTTGTACACAAAGACCAGCAACGTCTCCATTGCAAGGAATGTAACGATAAGTGTCGTTATACTTGTCATAGACATACTTATAACCGCTATCAAGTACAGCATATGAACTGCTACCGATACTATTAAAGAATGTGAGAATGTCGTCTCTTTGTGCAGTTGGTGAAGATAGTTTAACAAATCCACTGTGTGGAGAAACAAAAGCAACACAATCTTTTCTGGTTGCAGCAATATCAATTACTTTCTGTGCTTTGGTTACTTGATCTGCTTCTACAGATAGACTTCCGCCAGCAAGAATAAAATCAACATCCAATTCTTCTGTATCAGCAAAGAGATCAAAAGCAGTAGCGATAGTTGATACGTTGGTGGTATAAGAATCAACACCAGCAGTTAATGTGACAGTAGAATTTCCAGCGGCAGGAGCAACTGTGCCTGAATAGATGAATGATGATCTCTGGGCAATTACATCAATATAATATTTTGAAGCACCTTGATCATCTTTAGCGGTTGATAGTTTAGAAACATATAAGAATGTTTCTAAAATATTATTGTCAGTATCAAGCACTACAACGTGTAGATCGTTAGCAGTTGCACCTGGACTTCCAGCTATTGTGGTCCACTTAATTGAACCGTAAAGATTTTCTGCATCATAAGCACTAGACGAGATGCTACCATCAATCGTTACAACCTTGAGCGAGTTCCCCCAAGCACCAGCAGTGCGAGCAGCAAACTTCCAAGCATATGTGGAATAGTTTGCTTCGTAACTATCAAAAGATTTAATGAGAGGAGCAGTAACTACGCCAGCAGTAACAACTGGATAAGCACCCGAAAGAGTAGTTGTTGTCGCTGTAACAGCAAAGGTAAGAAGTGTAGCAGTGATGGTTGCGCCAGGTTGTGCTGCAGCAGTAGTGCCTAATTGAGCTCTGCTTACAACAACTTGGTTGCTGTCAACAGCAGTAATTTTCACAATTTCGTTGGCAGAGTTAGATCCAGAACCAGCGTTTGTGAGGCGGAAGTATGAACCAACCGTGAAACTAGTAGCACTGGTTAAATCAATAATTGTTTCGGTAGCATCAATAGTTTCATTAACTACAGTTGTAGTTGCTGAGTTAGCAAAAGACCACTTAGCAACAGTTGCTCCACTTGCGTGATTGGCAGCAACTGATCCAAGTTGTGCTCTGGTAACAGTTAAAGAATTTGCACCACCTGTAGTAACCAATGTTACTAAGAAATATTCATCATCAACTTTAACATAATCAGTAGATACAAATGATCCTGAATTAACAACCAAAAGTTTAGTTGCGTCTGTGCTTCCTGCTGATGCATCGGAAACTGCATTTTTAAGTGTTGTGTCTTCTACTCTTACAACTTCAAGTTGTCCGCCGTATGAAAGATATGTTGAAGCAACAAACCAATCTTCGTAATTACTATTAGTGGGGGCACCGAATGTTTCTAAGAGTTCTCTTTCGGTAGCAATATTAACAATTGCTCCTACTGGTCCTTTGGCAAAACTTGCTACTAATGCTGCAGAATTAGCCTGAGCATTAACAATAGTTTGACCAGTTAAATCACGTTCTCTTAGAACAATTCCAGGTGATACTTGACCTGCCATGTTTTTTTCCTCGTGAAAAATAGTTCATTTTTAATCTACAAATATTTATGAAAATGTTTATTTCAAACAGGGAAACAACGCACGAACATTTTACCAATCAGGATATAGTGGTTCAATTACTTTTGTTATTTTTCTATTACTTACAATTCTTTTAATAGTACAATCCTTACATTCATATGAATAAGAGGATGGTAAATATTTTTTTTCTCTTCTTGAAACGTAATAATCGGTAATCAAATCCTTTATCTGTCTGCAAGATTTACATTTTCTTTCGCTAAACAATAAATGCTCTAATGAAAATTGATCTTCAATATCCATTAGTAACCCAACATATATTCCACATCTGCATATGGATTTCCATAACCATCTGTATACCAAACACTCCCATCTTCATCTATTATCTTTTCTTCTTCATCTAACCCATCTAATATAAATCCAAACGGTGCCATGTCCTGTTCAATTTGATTTGATTGATCTTCGTATATTCTTTGACGAACATCATTATCTGTCATCTCTTTGAAGTATGGTTGAACCACCAACCACGCAAACAATACCAAACACATTACAAGGTCATCGTTATGCCCATCGTCAGCAGTAAATGAATCATTTTTTTGAATAAATGTTGTCAACTCACTAATGATTTCATAATCATTAATCAGTAGCTTGTCATCTTCAATCAATGTCTTTAAGTTAGAGCACCCAACCTTCTTTGTAACTTTTGACATCTTCAGACCAAGTTGAGATTTTGTGCCAGAAAAACCCTGACCCACAATCTGCCCTGCTCTACCGCGCATAGCACACATCAAAACATTTGGATACTCCAAATCATAATGAAGAATAGTACCTACTTGCTCTCCAATATCATTAATCTCAATTAGAATATATGCTTTGTTGTAATTCTTAGCAACTTGCTCAATGACATTTGGAAACAAGATTGGTTTAATTTCATTGTTTCTATACTTGGCAACAATCTTCCAAGGTAGTGTAGTAATATCAAACACTACAAATGCTGAGAAGTCATTGTTTGTTCCACGAGAAACGTCAACAGTTATAATGTAATCGCTGGTTTCTTTAACTTTCTCGTATACCTTAAGACCTTTCTTGTTATCTTGTATTGGGTCTTCGTATGCCATAGACCTCAACTTAGCAGCAGAGATGAGCGTATCAACCGATCCCAGGAACTCACATTCAAACTCCTGCGTAAACTGCCTCTCAGAGGTGTTTCTAATGGTCTCTTCCTTCCATGCCTGGTCTCTGCCAGGAACGTCACTCCAATGAACTTCCAGGGGCACGTAGGCGTTCCTGCCGCGCTCTGCGTCGTGCCACAGCTTGTAGAACATATTCATACCCTGTGGGGTAGAAATAATAATAACTTTTGTTGTCTTACCAGATGAGATAGTGGGATACACAGAGCTAAAGAACTGCTCTGCCATGTGGTTTGGAACGAACGCAAACTCGTCAAGAAAGATGATGTTGAATGAGTTCCCTCTAACGGCGCTAGAAGACGTTGAGGCAGCGATGATCTTAGAACCGTTATCTAGTTCCAACGAACCTTTGTTCCACGCTATGACGCCTTGCTGCATCCACTTAGGAAGGTTCTCGTATGCCAGTTGTAAACGAGACAGAAGTTCTCTTGATGTTTCTGCCTTGTTTGCCAGAATAGCAATCTTAACATTGTCATTGAAGACAGCATAGTGAAGTAGATACCCAATAACAGTTGTTGATTTTCCTGTCTGTCTTGGTAGTTTTGCTATGTTAAATCTATTGTTGTGAAAATTATCAATTAATTTTTCCTGAAAATCATACATGGTAAAAGGTATGAGACCTTCATCCAGTGAGATGATCTTCATATAAGTTTTAGCAAAATATATTGGATCATCCTTACACTTAACAAATTCTTGTATTTGTTTTTTAGTAAAATTAATAGAAGTATTTGCTTTCTTTAAATTAGGATTACCTAGATATAAATTTTCAGTCATTTAATTTATCCAAATCTCTTTCAAAAGTTTCCATTGCCGCTAATCGTTTTGCCCACCCGTCACCTTTTGTAGTGCCTTTTGCTGGGTTAATACATTCATCTGATTTAACCATGTCACAAACTAATGATGCTAATTCAGTTTCGTCTCCTAACTTTGCTGTGCCTGACCAATAGTGCTGACCACCAATCCAACAAGCTCCACACTTTGAGCAAATTTTACTGGGAAGTCCAAATACCTTTTCACTCATATATGTTATTTGTAATGGAAATAATATTATGTATCAATGTGATACTCTTTGTGTTAGCAATTCCACGCTCTTAATGATTTAGATAGACGGTCTTCACCAGTGTTATTACTATCTTTTTGTCTCTTACGCATTCCTTTCATACGAGCACAAAATGATTTCCTGCGGGGATTTCCAACCTTCTTTGAAGGTGCTTTGAGGTCGCTTCCAGGATTTGCTTTCTCGTATGACTTTCTACCTTTTTCATTCAGACCACCTTCTGAATTCTTACCAGACTTTTTTGTCCAGGCATCCCCCTCAGAAACATACTCTTCATTTCTATTACTACTCATATAATCAGCAGCAGTATCAATGTAATCGCAGGCAAGTGTAACCTTAGATTGAACCCAACCAGGAAGCTGCATTTTGGGGTCTCTAACTACTGAGCGAAGACGGTTAACCGCATTCTCAATAGTATCAAGTTGACTCATAATCATTCCACCTTCATCATCAATCTCTTTACCCATCGCAACATCAATGTGATTTTCACAAATCTCACGCATCTGTTTGACAGTTTTCTTTTCCATTATGAGAAATATCCAACTGACGTGGCTCTTACATCCGTTCCAGCATCCACTTTAAGTTTTTGATCTGCTCTTTTATGAACGACTAATTCAGAACCAGGATTACTAAAATACGAACCAACTACAGTAGTTCCGTCATTCTCATAAAGAGTAATAGTTCTTCCAGTATTGCCACCAGCATCATGAACTATCAATACATCAACAGCTGTTGCGCTAACTACGCTTGGAGTGGTTGTAAGTGTCACTGCACTTCCTAGTATTTTAACTCTCATAGTAATTTCCGTTTATTTTCTATTTATTCTTCTTCAACTTTTCCTTTCTTCAATAACAATTGAAGGTCAGCAGTTGTTCCAAAAAACATATTGTTAGTCACGTTACCATTGATAGCAGCAGATTTCTTATCCGTCTTCTCAAGGTCTTTGATTTTCTTTTGTAGGTCAATCAACTTATCAGTCATATCAGCAGTTTGCTTAATGAAGTTACCAGCAACCTCGTAAGCTCTTGGATGATTACTTTCTCTTGCTAAGTCAAGTACATCATTGATTGCCTCCGATGCTTTATCAATTAAATTGTAAAGGTTAGCTCTGGTGTAATTATAATCTTTATCAGCATCTACTGAGATGTCGCTAGTTGTTTGTTTAATCATTTCAATTTTTGTTTCTATAGGAGTTACGTCAATGTCAAAAATTTCTTCCATATTGTTTTCAAATTTACTCATAATAATGTAATGCCCTCGTTAAATCCGAAGTCATCATCTGGCATCAATAATAGATCATCTGTATTGTCAATATCACCATCTGCGTCTTGACTTGTCAATGCTCTTGGTGTTACATCATATCTAACAGCACGACGATGTTCTTGAAAATCACCAATACTTTCAAATACGGTTGCCTTGCGAATAACTTCTGCTGATTGCACAGGACCATACATATATGTTTTTAATGTAAAATCAAGTGTATAAGTAATCGCTCTTCTGCGTGTCATATCATCTTCGTAATCATCTTCGTAATTAATATTGTTTAGAATGATTGGAAGATCTTTCTTCTCATCCATTTCTGGTATTAGATTAATTGATACTGTAAATGATGGTTGAAAGTATGGAAGTATTTGCTCTAAGATTTGTAATGCATCATCTTGGTTCTTTGAAAGAATACCCAGTTCAAATGCCAAATTATATGGCACTGGCATATACTGAACCTTTACGCTATCAGCGTCATCTTTCTTTAGATACTTCTGAATAGGTGAAGTTTTTCTGGATGGGTCATAAGTAATACCAGTCATCTCAAATGAGATACGTGGCATAGTAATAGATACTTTGCGCTCAGTATCTGGGTCTTGATCTAACCGAGCAAGAAATTTTGACTTAGGACCATATGCCAAAGCAACTTTTTCTTGCCGAATGACTGCACCAGTATCTGGATCTTTCTTCTCAATTTGTATATTGTTGAAGATTGTTCCAAATGCTTTCACATTTTTTTTAATAATTTCGTGATAAAATCTATTCCCTAACATTAGAATACCCCCATATTTCCAAATTCACCAAATGGATTTCCTTCTGTGAAATCAATAATGGTGTCTGATTGTGTTTCTATAACTTTGTTTTGATCATTATCATAATTATCAATATCAAAATCAATTGTGGAGAAGGTATCAACTATCCATGAAGCTGCTGTATCTTGTCCCACCAAAGCAATATTCTGCTTTAACACTCCATTTATATATGTTAAACGTAACTTACGAGTGCTTGGAGACCAGTCAGCAACTGTTGCTTTTGTGATAACTGGAATACCATCAACCATATAAGTCTGCCTTACTTCCTCTCCAACAACAAACGCACCACTGCCACCTACCTTAACTGTAACTGGGAATACATATGCTTCCTGAGTAAGTGTATCAATATCCGAATTACCAGTATCAAAGTAAGTATCAGCATTCTCAATCAATTCACATGATAGCGAAAAGATATAATTTTTTCCTAATTGATAGAATGGAGTTTCTCTTTCTACAAACTTTATTTCATATAAATTTTTTGTCATCGGCACATAAAGTAAGTCACCTTCGTTCGGTCTATTAGGAACTCTTGTATCAATTTCAGTTTCAACATAGTTAATCCAACGTCTTTTGGATACAGCATATGTGATTTCATCAGATAGTTTGAGACCAAACTTAGACATCGCTACAGCACCAGCACCACCAAATCCCTCAACATTAATTAACATCATCTCAATAGTTACGCTGTCTTCAAATTTTGAAAGAATTACATCATTCAAAACTTTATCAATCAACATAGTTTTTGGTACGTACACTACATCTTGCCCGAACAATTTAATCTGTTCGTCAACTAAATCTTGAACTAAAGTTTGCTCTGATGTTCTTCCACCATACTGTGGAAAGTATTGACTTTTTGCCATTATCCTATCATGTCAAGTATTGGTAATTCGTAATCCGAAATCATCTTACTTTCAATATCACCAATCTCTTTAATGGCGTCTTCAAATATCTGACGCCCATTGAGTGAGACACCGCCAGGTAATTGTACTCCATTAAATTTAATAAGATTTTGCCCCCACTGACGTTTAAATAAAGCCGTGGTGTAACGCTTCAGAAAGAAGTCATTCCAAATTTGCGTGTACACATCTGGATCTATTGCTCTAGAGCAATCAATTAGAAAATAAGAATCTTCTTTAACTCGTTTAACATCTATATCAACATACAATCTGTCTTGTCTTTTGTTGAAACGATATTCCACAAAAGCACCAGTATTAATAACCATATCAAGGGTTTCAAAATACTGTTTAATCATATAGTAGTTTGTCATATCAAAGTTACCATATGAAAATGTTCCGCCCGATGAAATGGCGAATAAATCCATAAGGTAATATTGATTAGATAGACCAAACAAATCGTTTCTGAGGAAGTTAGAAGACACTCCAAATACTTTTTGAATACCAAACACATTGTCTGGCATTTCTATAAAGTTTTTTCTGTTTTCCCAAGTAGAACTATCTGGTGCTGTTGTACTTGACAATTCATCTGACGTTGTAAAACGAGTAACATCGTCTGCAGTTATTTTATGTTTCAAATACATTCTTTCTGAACCGTCAAAATGACGTTCATGAAAATACTGAAGAGCCTCATCTATGCGGTCTTCTAGTTGTTGAGTATCAACGTTAATTTCTAAAACAGGAGAACCAAGCTGTCGTAAACAGTAATCTTTTAATTCTGCTCTAGTTGCTGGTTTTGATGCCGACATGTAGCAATCCTACAAAAAATCCCTACATGTATTTAGCATGTAGGGATATAAGCACCTATTTATAAAGTCATTCAACCACTTCTGTAGGTGTTGTTTCTGCTGCTGGTGCTTCTTCAGTTGGATCTAGAAGTTCTAAAGTTTCTAAACCACCTTGAAGTTTGAGGCGATATTCTTTTGCCTTTGCTAACTCTTCTTCAAGTTTAGCAAGTTGACCTTCAACATTAGTAAGTTGGGTCTTGAAATTTTCTTTAAGTGTTGCGGTGTCTGCTGCCATGGTAATCAAATCTCCTTTTTAGTTAAAACATAAATTGATAATCCATTCCACCAACTGGTGGAATCTTCTATTTGAGGCGTTATGATTTGCCTTTCAAATAGTATTCGTAGGTTATTTATACCTATAAATTTTTCTCCATTACGGATAACCCCATCAAAATTAGCATCATCTAAAACCAAAATAAAAGTATCTGGTAAATTTGGTAATAGGTTATTCAAACAATCTATTTGCTGATCGTCGTGTTCCCCATCATAGAATACTATGTTTGGTTTTTTACTGAAGTGAGAATCATTTAACTGTCTCACATCAATATTTATTATAGCAGATTTTAAGCTACCAAACAAGATGTTGTTTCTATTAAGTTCTGCCTTTGGATCTTTACATCCAATCCATTCAATGTCATCCCTAGCGGGAGAAATAGGAGCAGCAAAATTATCAACAGCATACGACACAATATTGTTGCCCATAATGGCGGCAAAGTATGTGCTACCAGTATAGCATCCAATTTCTAGATATGTGTTCTTTGTGTCGGAACATAGATGATTAAGAAAATGTCTCACTCTATCAGAAGACAACCCTTCAATGTTAAATCCTTGTGGATCAAACTTAGTGTCTCCAGTAGCAGATCTATCAATAGCATCAAGTGCTAAAGTAACCAATGGATGAACCACTCTATCCTGTTTCTTGTGGTGGGCATCTATAACTGCTTCACAGTAGTTACAATCCCAACAATCAAACTTACAGGTTTTGATCTTCTCTCTCCAGATGTCAATCGGTCTCTCTTTTAAACTTTTATCTTCAATATAATTATTGAGTTCTGGGAATAATAGTTCCTCATCATTTGCCCAACGATGAATAATATCCATACTCTCTTTGAGACGCATGACACTTTCTCTACCATGTAGTTTGAAAACATCAATGCCCAAATCAAACATCTCTTCCCAATCTTTTTTCCATGGTGGAAGATTGGAAGATTTTAATACAACAGAGCTATCTTGTTGTTCCCATTTAGAACATGATACTCTACTGATAATATTACCAAAGTATGGTGGTTCGTGATTTTCTCTTGTGTTATTATAGTGGTAATGCTCTGGCATGATAGGGCATCCACCCCAACATCCTTCATTGGCAAGCATAGAGAACTTGACTGGTTTACCAATAGAAGCACAATAATCCTTTGCTTCTTTGAGACGCCTGAGTTGGTCCTGGTCTCTCATCAAATCTCTATCAAGATTGATGTAATTAAATCCTGCCTTAGCGAGAGATACAATATCATTTGCTTTCGTGACTTCATGTAGAATAGTATTCTTGACATAAAGTTCAGGCATCTCTTTTTGAATCTGACCAGTGAGCATCCAAGAGGTATGAGGAAGCGTCACTGTCCTAACACCAGCTTCGTAGATATACCTAAAGTTGTTAATGAATAGATCTAAATTTTCTTGCGTTGGTCTGACATAAGGATTGTTAAATGTAGCAGACAAAGGAATGCCAGTTTGTTTTGAAATGTAGAGAGCATTAAATGTTGTCTGTCTTAAGTCATCTTCAAATACATCACCCATAGCATCCTGTATAAAAGGAGGCATACGACAGGTGAAGTAAAGGTCAAAGATATATTCCTTGTGCTTCTTCAGAAAAGGAATAAGAATATTATTAGCAAAATTTTCATCTATTTTTGGATTAATTGGTAAACTAAACATTTTCAAAATCTCCCATGCCAACCATACTATATCTATACTCATCCAAATACCAACTTTCTTGAATCCATGGCGAGTGAAAAAATCCACCGTTATAGAATAACATGGTGTTGTATTCCATTGGTGCTATACATGATAATTCCCAATCTTGATTTCCTTTAAAATTTTTCCATGGTTCATACTCACTTGAAGATAATGGATTGTTGAACAGATAACTATATTCTTCTTTTGATAATTCATCAACATGCCGCTTTCCTTTATGTAACCAGAAAGCAGTTCCACCAACACAATTTTCATTTAACCATAAATTCCATACCGCATGGAAAGGATCTGAATGTGGTAGATTTGAATGCTGTTTCATCAGCATATTTCCATTGTAAATATTACAAGAAATTCTTTCTGGTAACCAATTTGGTATAAATTCTCTTACATAATTTGTAATAAATTTTGCTGCCCATGGTGGAATATCTTGTCTGTATCCAGGTGAATAAGTTGAATCTCTTGTAGCTGGAAATAGTTGTAAAAGATTTTTATACTCTTCTGGATATTTTAAAAAATTACGAATGATGTTAAAAGAAATATTGTCGTAAATAACTTTTTCTAATTTAGAATCTGTATTGACTTGACATACCTTTTCAATCTCGTCTATCTCAATTAGTTTCATCACGCTCAATCCTAAAACTATATGATTTGTTATTTAAATATCTAGGCATCACATTAAATGATATTGAAATTCTGTTGTCTTGATTATTTTGAGTATAACCATGAGACATGTTAGATTGCCACAAAAGCAAATCTCCCTCATCATGATCAATTATAGCTCCAGATGTATTGTATTTTGTTGACTCATATAATGGAATTTCAAAATACTG